ATACAAATAGACAATATAGACCATACTGCATCCGATGGACAAATCACATATATTGAGAGTTTGGTAAGAACTTCAACATATGACCACGATACACAAGAAATGTTAATTGATAAAATCAATTCAGGTATCACAAGTGAAGAGGCTAGTACAATGATTAACGATTTACAAAATAATCAGTTATCAAGTATAGATACTAGTTATTATAATCAAACAGATATTAAAACACAAATAAATAAACACGTATAAAAATGGCAGAAAAAAAGTATGTCGGCAATAGCAAGGCTATTAAAGGCAAATTCGGAGTATTTTTTAACTTATCTATGAAACTGGATGACTTAATGAAATTACCAACAAATGAAAAAGGTTACATTAGAGTAACAATGAGTGAATTAAAAGAGCCTGATAAGTTTGGTAACACTCATACATTGTATCACGATGACTACGTGCCAAAGGCAAAAGTAAGCGATGCTAATGAGGATATTGCAGAGGATAATTCCCTGCATTTTTAAATTACCATTCTAAAACAAGCCCCTTAAATGGGGCATAACCTTAAACAAAATGAAACAGAAAGAACTAATAAAAAACCACTTGGAAATATACGGTAATATTACCAGTTGGGAAGCGATACAAAATTATAGGATAACAAGACTTGCACACTATATCCACGTTTTGCGAAATGAGGGGAAGAGTATTGTAAGCGAAAGAGTAGAAAGTAATGGAAAATATTTTGTAAACTATAAAATAAACTAATGTACACAAATGCAGAGAAGCTATTCCTGATAGCTAACATACCAGTTACGCAGGAGCAAATAAACCTTATCAATGATAGGTTTTACATACGAGATAAGCAAGTTCAAGAGTTTAGCGTAGAAACTATAAAAAAGATAGTTGCAATGGTAGGCGAAGCGAATGGTTTAAGCTACACCGAACTTATCAATAATTGTCGTAAACGTGAGATAGTAGATGCACGAGCAGAAAGCACCTATGTATTAAACCTTTTGGGTTATCGTGATTGCGAGATAAGAAAGATATTCGGTAAAGACCATTCTACGATTAACTACTATCGAGATAGAATAAAGGATACTATGAGTATAGATTCGAGGTATAAGGTGCAGTTTTACAACAAATACTGCCATATTTTAGAACGATTCCAAATAGCAAATAATTTAAATATGAATTGAAATAATACCGATATTTGAAAAAACAAAACCTAAACAAAATGAACAAGCAAGAACTAAAAGAATTTATTGATAAAATTACGCAAGGTCGTAAGCTATCATTTGAAGTGTACAATGCACATCGAGTAGAAACCGATGAGGTAGATTTTATTAATGTAGAGTTAGATGTACAAGGCGATGAATATGAGTTTCATTTTAAAACTGATATTTTCCTTGACTGGTTAAAACGTGAGGGATTGAATAAGTACGATAACTTCGCAGGTGTTGAATGTACATTAGATGATGTAACCTTACTTGATACTATCGACTATTTAAAGTATGTACCTATGTTTTTATTTGAGTTATGAAATTAGAGCAGAAGAAAGGCTTTGTAAGGGTATATTGCAGAGCCTTTGATATAGGCGAAGAACAAACTGAACTGATGCTTACACTAATTACAGAGCCTAAATGGAAAAGTAAAACAGAAACTGCGATAAGACTGGCAATAAAAAAGTTATCAGAGTTTAGTCCCGACTATCAAAAGATATTAATCGAACAAGCAATAGCAGGGGGTTATCAAGGTTTAGTTTTTAGCGATACTAAACAAAAAGAAGTAGCATATTTAAAGCAAAATGGACAAGTTAGTAAAATTAGCAGACTCGAAAGGATTATCAGTTCAGGGAATAATAACATCCAAATCGAAGCATTTAGCGACACTACGAAACGAGGATAACTCAAACATAGTGCTAAACCTTACTGCATTGCTTATAGAGGTTTGTAGCGTTTATAAAGTAGATGAGCATAAGAGTTTAAGTGATGATGAGATTAAGGAAGTGGTTAATATCATTTTAGCTGATTACTTTTTCTTAAAGTGGGATGATATGTTGCTATTTGTGAAGAACGTAAAAATGGGTAAGTATGGTAAAATATATGGCACTTTTGATATGCCTACTTTCTTTATGATGCTCGATACGTACTGCGAAAATCGGATACTTGAAGCATCCAGTATTAATAGAGTGAAAGCAGAGGAGCAAAAGAGAGAGCCTATGAGCGAAGCGACAATTAAAATGATTGCAGAGTTCAAGGCAAAGCAAAGCGAAAAGAGAAAAGCACAATTTCAAGTTCAAGAGTTAAAGGAATTAAGCGAGGAGCAAAAACTGGTTAATGAGTGGATTGCAGAGTTTAAAAGTAAAGTAGGTTATTTACAAGGATTTTTAGAGGTGGATGGTAAAATGCTATCTATTGAGCAGTATTTAAGATTAAAACAGAGAGAATATGAAAGTTTGTAAGAGGTGCGAAATTGGTAAACCTATTTTAAAAGGTTATTGTAGAAGTTGTGCTATTGTAACTATTCCTAAAGAGTATATGAAATATAGAGATGCAAAACCACGTAAAAAACTACCTTAAGCATTACGGTTACGATGTAACTGATTTTATACCTTGTGAGGTTTGTGGTGCTAAAAGTGTGGACATTCATCATCTCGTTTATAGGTCGCATTTTGGCAAAAAAGAAAAAGATAAGCAAGATGATGCCAGTAACTTAATAGCCCTATGTAGGGATTGCCACAACAAAGCACACAACGAAGTTTATACTAAAGAATTTTTAAGATGCCAAAAATTAAAATAAAACCATTATCAGTAAACGAATGTTGGCAAGGTAAAAGGTTTAAAACTCCTAAATACAAAGCGTATGAGATTGAACTATTATATTTACTACCAAAGCTAAAATTAAACCCACCATACGACATTGATGTTACGTTTGGTATTAGTGCCTTATCTGATATAGATAATCCAATTAAACCCTTTTTAGATATTTTACAGAAAAAGTACGGTATTAATGATAGGGATGTTATGAGATTAAATATTAACAAAGTAATTACAAAAGACCATTTTATAGAATTTGAAATATGCACGATGTAATAAAGAAAATAAAGTTAGCCATCGCAGAAGCTAACAAAACGCAGTCAATAGCCCAGTTAATTGATTTAAACCTAAAACTTGCTGGTTACCTTGCTTACCTTGTAGAAGTACAAACGGCAGCACACAAGGGCTATAATGATGCCTACGCATTAAGAAAACAAGAATACGCAAATAGGGTAATAAACGGAGATGGTAGTATGGGTGATAGGCAAATGAGAGCAGAACTGGAAATAAGGGAGTTCAGAGATACCGAAAATAGGTTCGATGAAAGGTACACCGAGTTAAAAAATTATTCCTTTGCTACGAGTGGTTTTATAGATGTATTAACCCAAAAGATAGCTTATTTACGTAAGGAGCAGGAAATAACCCGACAAAATACATAGTTCTTATTTAGACAGATTCTAAATTGCAAATAATCCTTGACAAATTAAAAACTCGTTGTATATTTGAATCGTCAACCACAAGGAAGGCACTCGCAAAATGAAAACATTTAAAACACTATTATCAGAAACCCCAAGAACCTTTACTAATGCCGAAGATACATTAATATTGGGATTTAGTGAACATTTAAACTTATTTACATTGAACTTTAATTCAAAATTTGAGTTATTTAAAACTTGGAACGGCTTAAATAATAGAAGCAAAAAATTAATCAGTAAGCATAATCTTACAAGTAACTAACTTTTGCGAGTAGCCGAAACTTCGGGAATAGGCTATCGCATTTAAACAAAACAAAAAATGGAAACAATAATATCAGCGCAAGGAACTAAATTTGATTTATCTAAAAAGCATAAGTCAAATCTAATAATGGAGTTAGATGCAAACGGCAGACAATCTATGGTGGAATTTACACTAACTGGAAATCAGACTATCATTACTGAATTTGGAGAAAAAAAGTCAATGATAGAAATTGATTATGATTTAGGAGTTGAAGAAATCAACGAAGATTTTATTTGGCAATCAAATTAACTTTTGCGAGTAGCTGAAAGCATAAGCAAGTAGGCTACTCTTTAAACACGAAAATTTTAAACTTAAACAAAATGAAAAGATTAAAACTAACACAAACAGAAAAAGACCAAATTTTATTAGAGGTAAATAAATTAAAAATAGGAGATTTTATTATTATATTTGATTTTGAATATAATAAAGAAACAAATACATTTTTGGGATTAAAAAAACGTCAAGTTTGTAATATTACAGCTAAACAATTTTCTTTTATAAATTCTGATGGTACAGAATCTTGCAGAATGGGTAAAACAAGATTTATTGATGGTTCAAATTTAGCTAAATTAATCTAAACTATAAAAATATAAAAATATAAAACTATGAATTATTGCGAAAAAAAAGAGTTAATAAGCGAAAAACGTAAATTGGCTAATCTTGTAAAATCATATAATAATCAAAAAGATTATAATTGTATGGCTTGTAAACTATTATTAAAAAGAATAGTTGATATAAATAATTTATTCCAAAAATCAAACTAACTTTTGCGAGTAGCCGAAACTTCGGGAGTAGGCTACTCTTTAAAATCAAACAAACAAATTTATAAACTCAAAGAAATAAAAATGGAAACAATAAAAGTAAGAGTAACAAAAGCAGAGCCATCGTATTTGTATGCTGATATGGTAGGGCAAATATTAGAGGTACATAAAAACCTTGTAAATTTTAGCGATATAGATGCGTATAGATAGGTAGAATATGATACTTATTTTATAACTACTGACGACTGCGAAATAGTAGAGCCATCCTTAAACGACAGATTCGAGCCTTTGACAAGTGGTGGTTATGAGTTTCATATTAGTGAGGAGTTTGATGGTAGATATTATGGTAGAGCAAAACGTGCTAATAATTGGGATTTGGAAAGTTGGGATTTAGATGGTAATTCATAAATGTATAATAGCACTAACCTCATCCCACGCAAAAGCCTAGAAACCATCGCCATCGAAAAACGCATAGATATGTTAAAAGCAGAACTAACAGAAATCGAAAACAAACTAAAGAAATAAGATGAAAGCAGAACTAATAGAGAAGTTGAAAAATATCGGAAAGAATAATGGTTATTTTCACAATCCGAATATGTGCTTAATTGAACGTGCCGATTTAGACGAAGTCATCCAAGCAATGCACGACTACGCAGGGCAGAGTGATGCTAAACACAATGCTATTCAATTTTTAAAATATATAGACATTTATCATAATGATAGAAAAGATATTAGCTACAATGATTTGTATGAAAAATACATTGAATGTTACCAAGCAACATTTATTATTGACGAATTAAAATTAAAAAAATGAAAGCAGAAGAAATAAAGAAAGCAGCCGATGAACTGATTGAGGTGTTTAAGAAAGAAACTACCTTTATACATAAAGAATATGCAGGTGCTAATTATTCTACTTTTGAACACGATGAAGAAACTCTAATATCTTGTGCAATCGCATCAACTTTAAACACTATAAAGGTGTTAGAGAAACTAAATTCAGAAGAATATAAAGATTTTCTAATTTATAACCAACAAACCGAAATTTTAAACGAATTAAAGACAAGATTATGACACCGAAAGAAAAAGCAGAAGAAATAGTCAAAAAATATTCAAATATTGAGATAGCAATTGGTGACAAATATGATGGATATTTACGGATGGATATAAGTGAAGCCAAAGAATGTGCATTAATAGCAGTAGATGAGATAATAAAAGAAAAAGAGGAATGCCATAAATATGAATGTGGAGGAAATGAATTAAAACATTGGCAAGAAGTTAAAACAGAAATTGAAAACCTATGAAATACATAGCAATCCTACTACTATTCGCTTCGTGCAGGACTGGAGCAATAACCATAACCGAAAAAGGTAAATGCGTAGATATTGATGAAAAATGGGCATACTTTGAAATTTACTATAATTGCAAACGACCTTATCCTTGCGTTAAAACTGCCTATGCAAGAAACAACGGCAAATACCAGTTAGGTAAAATGTACCGATTAACACAAGTAATGAAATGATAAGCTACTGGGAATGTAAGGTAAAGGTCAATGGTCAAATTCGAGAAATTGAAATAGTAGCCGAAAATCCAACCTTTGAGAAATACGAGAATAGGATAAAAAGGAATTTCAGCCCAAAGGATAAGATAGAGTTTGTCGCTTTTGTGCTTAAGGTAGAGAAATTAGGATTAATAAGAAATAACGATATATTATGAATAGAAAGCAAACATTAGAATGGCTTAAAATAAAGCGATTAGATAGAGAATGGTTAATCAACGCACATAGGTTTTGGACTAAAGCAGAATTATCATTGTGGGGACTTAAATTGGCTAAATTTCGCAATTAAAAGATAATTAGTATCTTTGTGTATGGAAACAAAATTAATAAGCGTTAAGTCTATAAAACCAAATCCCAATAATCCAAGAATTATAAAGGATGATAAATTCAAAAAACTAGTAGATTCTATAAAAGAATTTCCAAAAATGCTAGAAATTAGACCTATTGTTGTAAACGACGATATGATAGTGTTAGGTGGTAATATGAGGTTAAAGGCTTGTATTCACGCTGGATTAAAAGAAGTACCAATTATTAAAGTTACCGATTTGACAGAGCAAGAACAAAAGCAATTTATAATAAAAGATAATGTAAGCGGTGGCGAATGGGATTGGAATATGTTAGCTAACGAATGGGATGCTGAAGAACTTGATGCTTGGGGATTAGATTTATCGGTATTTAAAGATGAAATAGAACTAGAGGATTTAAGTGATAAATTAAAATCACAATTTAAAATAGAAATTATTTGTAATTCTGAAGAACAACAAGAAAAAACATATAATAAATTAATTGAGGAGGGATACGAATGCCGTCTTTTAACATTATAAAAATATCTGAACCTAAAAAAACATTTAGGGTAGCCTCTATAATGGGGAAATTTGATTTAGAAAATAACCAAATAAAAGAACATTTTGAAGGTAATATAGATATTAATAAAGATTGGCAAATTGGATTAATAGTAGGTAAAAGTGGTAGTGGTAAAACAACAATAGCTAAACAATTATTTCCTGAATCATATATAACAAATTTTGAATATTCTGCTGAAACAATATTAGATGATATGCCAAAAGAATATTCTGTTGAAGATATTACAAAAGCATTTAATTCAGTTGGATTTAGTTCGCCACCATCTTGGTTAAAGCCTTATTCTGTTTTATCTAATGGGGAAAAAATGAGAGTTGATTTAGCAAGAGCAATATTATCTGAACAAAATTTATTTGTTTTTGATGAATTTACAAGTGTTGTTGATAGAAATGTGGCTCAAATTGGTTCATTTGCTATGCAAAAAGCTATAAGAAAATCAAATAAACAATTTATTGCCGTGACTTGTCATTATGATGTTGAAGATTGGTTATTACCCGATTGGGTATTTGATACAGATTCGATGACCTTTCGTGAAAACGAAGGGCAAAAAAAAAATAGACCAGAAATTAAATTTGAGATATTCCAAACATCAGATAAGTCAATCTGGAAAATGTTTGCTAAACACCATTATTTAAGTCATACTCATAATAATGCAGCATTAGTTTATTTAGCTTTTATTAATGACCAATTGGCTGGGTATTGTAGCATTTTACATTTCCCACATCCAAAATCAAAAAATATTAAAAAAGTTCATAGATTAGTTATATTGCCAGAATATCAAGGATTAGGAATAGGAATAAAATTTTTAAATATAATAGGAGAATATTTTAAGAATAATGGATATAGATTTACAATAGTAACTTCTGCACCAAGTTTAATATTTGGATTAAAAACAAGAAAAAATTGGATTTGTAAAAATTTTGGGATGAATACACCACATAAAGGAGGTTTAAAAAAACAAATAATTGATTATTCAAAACAAAGATTAACAACAAGCTGGGAATTAAAATAAAAAGGAACGGAGTAGATTATGTCGTATAATACTAAAGAATTAGAGAGAAAGTCAATAGAAGCAATAGAAAAGCATAAGTTATTTTTTATTGAGGATGTGGTAGCTTATTTACCTTGCTCTAAACCAACATTCTACGAGCATAAACTTCACGAATCTAACGCTATAAAAGAATTGCTCGAAAAGAACAAAATAGAGATTAAAACATCTATGCGTTCTAAATGGTATAAAAGCGAAAACCCAACACTTCAAATGGGTTTATATAAGTTAATAGGAACACCAGAAGAAGCAGAGCGTTTAGGGACTACACTTAAACATATGGGTAATGTAGATATCGGCATTACTTTCAATGAAACACGAAGTTATGATTCTAACGAAGAAGCAGACTAAAGCATTAGATAAATTAGAAGATAGGGTTACAAGACAGATAGTTTTTGGTGGAGGAGCTGGAAGTGCTAAATCGTTTTTAGGTTGCTATTGGGTACTTAAAAATTGCCTACGTTACCCAAAGACTAGATGGCTAATCGGTAGAGCAGTACTAAAGACTTTAAAAGACACTACACTAAACTCTTTTTTTGATGTTTGTACGCATCAGGGCATTAAAGCAGGGGAGCATTACTCGTATAATGCACAATCCAATATAATAACGTTTTACAATAAGTCAGTTATATTGTTAAAGGATTTAGAGCAATATCCATCAGACCCTAATTTCGACGAGTTAGGTTCATTGGAAATAACTGGAGCGTTTGTAGATGAGTGTAATCAGATAAGCGAAAAGGCGTGGAATATAGTGAGGTCAAGGATAAGATACCGATTAGATGAGCATAACCTAATACCAAAGATGTTAGGTACTTGTAACCCTGACAAGGGATTTATTTATCAGGAGTTTTACAAACCAAATAAAGATGGTACATTAAGCGAAGAAAAAGCATTTATTCAGGCATTGGTAACCGATAACCCATTTATAAGCCAATACTATGTTGAAAACTTACAAAGCCTTGATAGAATAAGTAGAGAAAGGTTATTATTTGGTAACTGGGAATATAACAATAATGATTTAGCATTAATTGAATACGATGCAATTTCAGACCTTTATACAAACGACCACGTACAAGATGGTAAAACATACATAACCGCCGATATAGCACGTTACGGAGCAGATAGAACGGTAATAGGGATATGGAATGGTTATAGGTGTGAGGAGGTTATAGTAAAGAGTAAGTTAAACGTAAAAGAGGTGTCTGATTTGATTAAGAGCCTATGTAACACAAAAGGAATAGGTATGTCTAATGTTATCGTTGATGAGGATGGTGTTGGAGGTGGTGTTAAGGACACATTAAACTGCAAAGGATTTGTAAATAATAGCAGAGCATTGAAAGGTAACTACATAAATCTAAAATCTGAATGTTACTATCTACTTGCTGAAAAGATTAACAAAAGGGAAATGTATGTAAATTGTGGGATTGAGATAAGAAAGTCATTAAGCGAAGAACTGGAATATGTATGGCGACACAATGCCGATAAGGATAATAAGTTAGCAGTAATGCCTAAAGACAAGGTAAAAGAAAAGTTAGGTAAAAGTCCCGATATTTCAGATATGTTAATGATGAGAATGTATTTCGATTTAAGGTCGTTTGATTTTGCAGTAAGGTAGTTTGTTTATTGCTAATAATTTTAGTATTTTTGCTTAAATAATGTTTCATTATATGGGTATCATAAAAAGAACTAAAGCAGCAATACAAGCATTTAGTAATAGCGATAGTGTTTCAAATAAGTTATACAATTCCGTATATTCATTCTTTAACGGGCAGTTTTACACGCTAACTCAAAATAAAGAAAGCTATGTAAAAGAGGGCTATCAGAAAAACATTTCTGCATATTCGGCGATTAAGCTAATTTCAGGCAAGGCAGCAAACGCAAGGTTTTACGCTTATGAATGGCAAGGGGATAAACGAGTAGAGTTAGATAAAAGCCATCCAGCTAATCAGTTGTTAAGGAAGCCTAATGAAATGGAACGCCAACAACAATTTGTCGAAGAATCTGCAAGTTGGTTAAGCATAACAGGTGATTTATATCTATATCGAATTAAATTTCAAACGGGAGCAAATAAAGGGCAAACTGCAAGGGTTTACGCTTTACCTTCTCAATATGTACAGATTATCGGAGGTGGGCAATTTGAGCCTATTAAGGGGTATAAATTAATCATAGGTAATCAAGAGGTTACATTCGCACCCGAAGAAATTATCCACGTTAAGTATTTCAATCCTAATTGGGACATTTTAGGAAGTCAGCTATACGGACAAGCACCATTACAAGCAGCACTAAACACCGTACAAAGTTCAAACGAGGGGACAAATGCAAAGATTAAATCGTTCTTAAATGGTGGTGTATCAGGGCTATTATCAGGAGCAGATGCTAATATGCCATTGAGTGTTGAGCAGATAGACCAATTAAATAGTAAGATAGGCGATAAAATGACTGGTAGTAACAATGCACATCGTATTGTAGCAACCAACGGAATAGTAAACTATCAACAAATAGGATTAAGTCCTGCTGATTTAGAGGTGTTAAAATCAATCGAGTTTGATGAGCAAATGATAGCAAAGTGTTTCGGAATCGACCCTATTCTATTTAGTTTAGATTCAGCATCATACAACAATAAAAAAGAAGCGAGTAAATCATTAGTGAATAACGTAATTACACCGATGTTGAACCTTTTGGCTGATGCTTACACCGATATAATTGAAGACCCTCGTATATACGTAGGCTATGATATTTCTCATTTTGAGGAAATGCAACAGAATTTAAAAGAAACGGTAGATGCTTTAGATAAGGCTTGGTGGATTACTCCAAATAATAAGTTAGCACAAATGGGTAGAGAATTGAGCAACGACCCTCTAATGGATAAAATCTATATACCTACGAGTTATGTGCCGTTAGATGAAGTTTCTATACCAATGGATACAAACCTAAAGAACTTCGACTACACTAATGACTAGAGAAGAAAAAATAACTAAAGAGTGGGAAGCGTTTAGGCTTCGTTTGTATTTGTTAGGTTATGCTAAATTTTCAAAGGCATTAAAAAAACAAATAGAGCCGATACTTGCATCATTAGAGGGGACACAACAGATAGTCTTAATAAATGCTATGAGTACGGAGTTAATCACTACGTTACCAATTCAACAAGCATTTAACGAGTTTATTTCTATTGTTGGGGATAGGTCAGCAAAAAAGACTTATCAGTTATTTATGAGGTCTTTGCCAAATAGTGCTAATATTTCTGTAGGGTTCGGTTCGGATATTTTTAAAGCACAAATGCATGAGTATCTAAATACTATCGGAGGTCAGCATATCAAAGATATAACCGATACTACAAGAAAGTTAGTAAGTAAGGCATTTACCGATGGAATAGAGGCAGGAGATACGACAAGGCAATTAAGTAAAAGGATTGAAAGCTATACATTAGGAAGTAATGGAAGTGGTTTAGAGGGTAGAATAAACGTAAAAGCAAGGGCATTGATGATAAGCAAAACTGAAACATTGATGGCAAGTGAAAAAGCAAAGGATTTACAAATAGATGAAAGCGTTTACTTGTATGATAAAAAATGGATTCACGACCACCCTAAAACACCACGAAATACACATTTAGATGTAGCAGGTAGAAAACCTATTGATAAGGATAAGGATTTTAATGTAGGAGGTACTATGATGCGATATGCAGGAGACCCAAAAGGTGGAGCAGAGAACGTGATAAACTGCAAATGTTCAACAATCTACCTACCTAAAGAAGATGCGAAAGGGAACTTAATAAAGAAATGAAAATACAAGGGCTAACAACGGTAACCAACGCAATCAAAAGTAAGGGTAAAGCTATTGAGGATGGTGTTAAGATGAATGTGGAGAAGTATGGGCTTAAGATAGCAGCACAAGCCCAAAGCAGTGCAAGTGCAATACCTGCAACGTGGGCAAAGATAGACATACATCACAATCCTACAAAAAGTGGTCTATCATATATAATTCAAGCGGGGGATAATGGTAGTGGAGAAATGGCAGCATATTTTGAGTTCGGAACTGGAAAAAGTTATTTACAAATGCAAGGGAGTTATACACCTGAAATGAAACGAATTGCTACTAGTTATTACAAGGATGGTAAAGGAACTATTAAGGCACACCCCTATTTATTCCCTGCCTATTATAAGTATAGAAAAGAGTTTATTCAATCAATAAAGGCATTAGTTAAAAAAGTTGTTTAAATCTTTGCTTTTACTTCAATTTGTAAGATAGTAATAAATAACTCATTTATCATTAGTTCTCTTTCTTCCTTATTCCAAGTCTTATCAATCCTTTTTATAAGTGCGATTATACTATCATATTTAGACTTACTTGCTTTGCTCTTAATATTATACTCAATATATTCTCTAACTACCCTTAATGTATTTTCTCTTAATCCATTAATATAAGCGTGATTAAGTCTTATTAAATCAATAGCTTCAATAATGTTAATACGAGTAAATATTTTTGGAGATTCACATAAGTAAGCGTTTATATTCTTATCTGATAGGTTATTACCTTTAGTTTGACCATAAGAGTTAATATCATATAGCTTAATATATTCTCCAAATATTGGCAATAGTATTTTTTCTATATCATATTTATCTATTGAATAGAATACTTCTTGCTTGTGCTTATATTCAGCTACTTTTAGCCTTAAATACTCATTACAAATGGATAACTTAATATATTCTCCATTATTATAATCAGTAAGCATATAATACCTTTTTAAGCAGTTTTTATCCTCAATACCATTAGAAAGCACACAACCACAATGATTGTGTGTTATTTCTTTCATCCTTTTCATTAGTCAGTTATTTTGGTTTCTGCTTCTCTTAATTCAATATCAGAGTTAAAATTAGCATTATGTTGCTCAATTTCAATTCTAACTTTTGCCCTATCTAACTCATATTTTAAAGAGTTATTAACTTGTTTAGCTAGGTCTGATTGAGCCTTTGCTTTTTCCACACTAATAACATCGTTATCTAACTTATCCATTTGGTCGAATAAGAAGTGGATTAATGATTTGTTGTTTACTGGTTTCATAATGTTTTTTTTGATTTAAGTCCAAAATTAATATTATACATAATACCTTGTATAAACTATTTTCAATTTAGAATGAATCTAAATCATAATTTTGAATATTGCTAAAATTTTTAGTATTTTTGTGTAATGAAAGATTGCATCGCTATATTACAAGAAAAGTATTTTGAAGTCCTTAATGGGGTTTTATCTTACAATGGGGTAACTATACCCGTTTATGATAGTTCGTCAGTCCCTGCCGATGCAGTACAACCCTACGTGCTTTTATCAGATGTATTTGCAACGGAACTAGGCGAAGGTAGTAAATCAAGTTATGGACAAGAGGTAATTTTTGAGTGCAGAGTAGTAACGAAGTACTTAAACGCTTTTGGAGGTAAAAAACAAGCAAGTAATATTTCAGACCAAATAATCCAAAGAATACGAACACGACAAGCAGGATATTTAGACTTATCGCCTGATTTTTATATGATAAAATCGGAGTTAGAAAGTACAAATAGTTTTGAGGAGTTAGTAAGC